ACTTTCTTTTCCATGTCTTGCTGTTCTAAAATTGTTTTAGGATTTCCGTGTATAGCTTCAAAGCGGATGCGGAAGCGGTCGGGAAGCGAGGAATATACTACACGAACATACCCTCCCAGGCCTCCGCCGCGATGGGCTATATCTAAGCGTTTGCGTGTCACCAGCTTATTATAATTTACGGGAGTCATAACTCGCTGCCCGTTATATTTCTTGGTCAGTTCGTCAACCGTTACGCATATCATTTGATTATAGTATTCCATCACTCTAATATTTACGTTATTACTGTACCTGGGATAATTCGTCAGCCAAATTTTGTGCGGTAGCCTGGATTTCGGTTAATTCATTCAGCCCAGGTATAGCAAACGTTGCCTTTTGTTCTCCATCTACAAAAATTGATGTGTCACCATTTGAAAGGTTGGCAATCAGTTTAACTCTGGCACCGAAACTTTGTATCATTGTATTTTCAGCCGTTTCAAAAACGGTTTCACACAGTGGGGAATATTTCGCCGCCCTTTTGGGATCGGGATAAAGTACACCACCACGCTCGTAAGCCGCTGCCCGAAGCATTCGGGCGAAGTTGCTGTCTGTTTTAAAGTTCAGTGCAGCCCACAACGTTTCTTTAGTCGTCTTGAATGTCTTAATCATTTCCTTCTTTATTTCCACCGGAAGAAAGATTTGCTTGTCGTTGCTCATATTCATATATGTTTTTTAAGTTACTTTTTATTCCCCATTGCGGTGCAGATACTTTTCCTTATATTTGAAGCCGCTTAACTGGGTTAAGACTTTGCAAATATATTCAGGATTTCTGAAATAACAAAGTTTTTATTCAGAAATAATGAATTAATTCAGGAATAATGGATAAATCGACGATTAATAGAAGGTTTATAGAAGCCGTTGAATACTTGCTTTCCATAGGGAAAGCGGAGAGTAAAGGGGTTTTGGCTACAACGTTAGGGATAAAAAGCACAAAATTTTCAGAAATTCTGAACGGAAGAATGAATATAGGAACCGATTTAGCCGCTTTGATATGTTCGCATTATGACATTAATCCAGAATGGCTTCTTCTTGGTTATGGTTCAAAAATTCGCGATAACCAGAGCGAATTATCTCAGCCGGTTATTGTAGACTCAGAAAAGTCAGGAGAAGCTGCGGCCTATTATAGAATGTACAAAGAGAAAGACGAAGAAAACAAAGAGTTATTAAAAGAAAACGCTCGTTTAGAAGAACGACTCCGTTTAACTGAAACTGAAAGATCAGATTTCGATCACATTGCAGGGGGTGTTTCTACCGAAAGCACTTTATCACGTACCAACCAAGGTGCGACCTCTGCCGGTGCCCCTTTAAAGGAATAACGAACCCCACAAACTAAACAAGCAAGTGACTTACGCCTTTACACCCCACCGATAAGCGTCCTTTACTAAGAATAAAGGTACACACGCATTTTTCAGAGTACCTTTGTTCTTTTCTTACTGCTAAAATGCTAAAAACAAACCGATTATAAACAAAAAACATGTAGATAAATGCTCCTTTTTAGGGTATTTTGTCCCTTTTTAGAGTTGTTTTTTTACCATACTTACACGTAAAAAAGGCTATTTATAGCGTATTTTGTGGAACTTTCACCAGTAAAATACCGTTTTTTTTACAGCAAAAGTGTCCTTCCTAATGTCCTACCAAACTATATATTTCGTTTTTCCATATAAGAAAAGTGTCCTACCAAAGTGTCCTACCAAGTGTCCTACCACTGTTTTTTAACATCCCGAATGCCATTTAAACGGGCGCTGGAATAGACCTTCCGTTTTTATTGATAATCTTTCTATACGAAGGCTGTTTTCGGGCTTCCATCTATGCCGGCCATATAAGAACCCAGGAATATAACAAAAGCCGCT